TTCTCGGTTGTATTCCGATTGTCTTTGACAAGAAATCAAAAACAGGAAAGTGTATTGTAGATTCGCTTTGCTCAATTCGTATCAAGGATTTGTATGACAAAGGTGCTCGTCGTATTGGAATTGTTTTCAATACCGATGTAAGTAGTGGTCCCGGACAGCATTGGATTGCTTTATTTGCAGATTTAAACCCAAAATATGAGAATGCGCGTATCACATACTTTGATTCATATTCGAAAGCACCTGAGCCTGAAATCCAACGTCTCATGCGTCGGTGGAAAGAGCAGTGGGATGCAACAAAGATTCACTCTAATCCAACCGAATTAAGCTATAATAAAACGGAGCATCAGCATGAGGATTCAGAGTGTGGCATGTATTGTGTATATTTTCACTGGTGTTGTCTTGTAGGTGTTCCTTTGGAAAAGAGAGTCCCCGATCCAGTTGTAAGAAGTTTTAGAGGCGTGCTATATAGTATTGGTAAGAAGTAATGGAATGGATACAGCAAAATGTTTCGCCCACTGCTCAGTATGGTATACTTGCTGTACTGATTATGTGTATCGCATACGCTCTTTGGGTTTCGTTAACTCCATCGGGGAATAAAGCCATCTCAAAGGCCAAACCTATTTTCAACACATATTCAAAGGTTACAAAGTTAGCACCACTCGGATGTCCTCAACCAGCAAATTATAGGTTCTGTGACTTTTATTCCGCTTCTTCATCCTATTCGGTGTTTCCGGGAGCAGATGTGTTTGACTACATCAGCGACAAGATTATTCCGATGGCTATAAAAGCCGGTGTACGTCTCGTAGAATTAGACATATACTCTGACGCAGATGACAAGCCGGTTGTTGGACTGAAGAATCAAAAATTAGGAACCGATTACGCGTATAACACAGTTCCATTCGATGCCTGTTGTAACGCAATTGGTCAAAACGCGTTCAATAGCATTGCTTCGCCGGTTTCATCGGATCCCTTCATTGTAAGCTTGGTGTTTCACACTGAAAAAACAAAAACAATTAATGCAGCTGCTGAAATACTAAAATCATCTTCGTGTCGCCCATATATGTTGGATTCTCATTTCAGCTACACTCGCAAAAATCTTGCGATTGAGCCAGTATGTAATCTTCAAAATAAACTCATTGTTGTCTCAGGTGGAAACGCGGTAAAGGGTACTCTCTTTGAAGAATTAGTCAATCTTTCATGGTCGTCATCTCATCTACGCAGAATGACATACACACAAGCGTCGCAGCCACATGACCAAGACGAGCTGATTGACTATAACCGTAATAATATCACAATGGTTGTTCCTGATATTGGAAATGACTTGGTTAACTATAATCCTCAAATATTATTCACGTTTGGCTGTCAGTGGGTAATGATGAACTATGGGTCGATCGATGATATGATGGAGGTATATATTGGAGAGTTTCAGGAAAATAGCATGGTACTAAAGCCAGCCGCGCTTCGCCCCCTCAAGCCCAAAAAGTACAAAAAGCCCCAACTACCAGACCCAGCTTTATCTTTTCAGCCTATGCAACACACAACCCCGATCTACAGTGTCACGGTTTAAAAATCTCCGCGTTAAAACAAAATGAGCAAGTGGCTAACTCACGTAAAGGCAACGATGAAGACGATGAAGGGTGAGAAGAAGGCTCTTGGTAAGAAGTGGTTTAGCCATGTTCTTAAGACGGCCAAGAAGTCATACCACAAGCACAAGGGTGGCGAGGAAAGCAGCAGTGACGAGGAGAAGTCAGAGATGGGTGGCCGCCGTCATCGCAAGCGTGGTGGAAGAACTCGCCGCCACCACAAGTAAGTTAGATACGTTTGAAAAAAATTGAGTATATGTAACATATAAAGACAAATGGGTGGTGGTTTATTACAACTCGTTGCCTATGGCGCACAAGATGCATACCTCTCCGGAAACCCCCAAATTACATTTTGGAGAGGACTGTTTAAGCGCCACACGAACTTTGCGATGGAGCCATTCCGCGTCAACATGACTGGTCAGGCTACGTGGGGAACCAAGCACTCGGCCGTTCTAACTCGCTACGCCGACCTTGTGTCTTCGGCGTATGTAGAGGTTCAGCTTTCCGGAAACGACGGTGCCTTGATTTATGACGGTGGTAACCGTTCTGCCGGGTTTAATCTTCTTCAGTATGTTGAGCTAGACATTGGCGGTCAAGTTATTGATCGCCAGTACGGTGAGTTCATGTGGCTCTGGAGCACGCTTGCGTATTCGACGGATGCTCGGACCAACATGGATAGTATGGCGGGTATGAACGAGATTGCGCCCGGTACGTGTGGCCCCACAGGCCGACTCACTCGTGGAAATGTTGGATTTATTCCTCTTATGTTTTTCTTCTGCCGTAATCCGGGAGCCGCACTTCCTCTTATTGCTCTTCAGTACCACGAAGTAAAGATTAATCTTCTATGGAACAAGCCTGAGCTTATTTTTCAGCAAGATACTGGTACGGGATTAGTCATATCTGCAGGACCTGGTCAGGCGAATCTTGTGATTGACTATGTTTACCTAGATGTTGAAGAGCGTCGTCGTATGGCGCAGGAGTCGCACGAGTACCTCATCGAGCAGACACAGTTTAACGAAGATAAGGGACTAACATCTGCACAGAACCGCGTAGATCTCACATTCAATCACCCCGTAAAGGAACTCATCTGGGTAACTCAACAATCTGCGAAGAGAAACTGTCGCATTGCGCAGGCAATCGGTGAACAGGTAGACCCGCTAGGATATAACGATATCATCTATGATTGCTCCTTACAGCTAAATGGGCAAGACCGTGTGTCTGGTCTTCCCGGACTTTACTACTCAAGTGTTCAAGCGTTCCAGCACCACAGTGGTATTTCGAGTGCCGGTGTATATTCCTACTCATTTGCAATTAAGCCCGAAGAGCACCAACCTTCAGGTACGTGCAACTTCTCTCGTATTGATACAGCCACGCTAGTGTTCAGCGTAGATGGTGCTGTCCCAATTTCAAATCTAGATGAGGAGAACTACGATATCCGCGTGTATGCTATCAACTACAACATCCTTCGTGTCATGTCTGGCATGGGTGGTCTAGCGTACTCCAACTAAAGTTTTCGTGACTATACTCCAACTAATTCCAATGAACTAAATAATGGATGTTGACAAACTCCTTATAGTCGCTCATCCAGATGATGACGTCTTGTGGGGAGGTATTAATCTAACAATGCAATCTGGGTGGTTTGTCGTGTGTGCCTCACACCTAAGCGACCCTGTACGATCACTTGAATTTTATCGCAGCATGTCATTCTGCAATGTAACAAAATATGTGATGTATGATGTCAAGGAAGAATATACTGAAGACGAGAGTGAGTCCGATAAGCAATTTTATGGAACGCCATTTGAAGATGGATTAACACAATTAGCAAAACATGATTGGAAACTAGTTCTTACACACAATGATATTGGCGAATATGGCCACGAACATCACCGTACGATTCATCGTCTTGTAAAAAAACACTTTCCAGAAGCCAAAACATTTGGAGTTGGTCCTAAGCTATCCGACTCTCGAATTGAATTAAAGCGTAATCTCTTAGTGTTTTATTCAGAGACACAAGATATCTGTAAAAAGATTTATAATAAAAAGGGCAACACTCTAAAGCCTCGCGAACGATCACACTTTTTTAACGAACCAATCTATGTCCCTGAGAAACATGAAATCACAAGAGTCTTTCATCAAATATGGTTTGGTCATGCGCTCGACAAAACGTCCGTCCGATACAACCTAATGAAGGGTGCACGAGACTGTGCTGAAAAAAATGGTTTTATTTACAAGCTGTGGACCAACGATGATTTGAAACGAGAGATGTTGCCGATTACGTATGACTATATACAGAAATCTATGGAGGTTGGAGAAGAACTAGGACAATCACGTTATGCTCAAGTGGCTGATTTAGCAAGGTATGAGCTACTGCACAGATTCGGGGGTATCTATATGGATTCTTTATTCGAAGTAAGCGATGCGTTCTTTGAGTATATTGATAAACATAAGCATTTTGATTTAGTCACTGCAAATGAAGACCCGTGTGGATTAAAATGTAAGGGATCAGCTGGACACTATATCTCTAACGGATTCTTTGCATGTGTTCCGGGCTGTATCTGTCTAAAACGTCTTCTTCACCCAGTCACGTTGGCAGACATTGATTTTTATAACGTTCGTATTAATACTGAAACGGGACCGTACTTCTTTCGCAAAGGAATCAAGCCGCGTGACAATGTACACATCATTGACACGGAGAAGATATACCCTTTTATGGTGAATGATTCGGAGTATCGCCCAGCACAACCCAACCAGTGTATTACAGGAGATGATAAGTTACTTCACGACTGTCTAAAGAAAAAGTATCCTAAATCATTAGCAGTGTATCAGAGCGGATTTGGAGGCTCTTGGAGTTGGTGAATTACCACTCCATAGCAATGTCCTCCATACGAACACCACCTTGCTCCGCGTCTCTTCTGTCTTCTGCATCGACTCGTGCATTTGCAGCTGCAAGGTCTGCTTCAAAGACGGATAGGTCTTCTTCTGTTCCTTCTGGAAGCTTCGACTCGTCTACTAGAATATCTACAAATCCAGTACCACAAGGGGGTTTCTGACCAAACATAATGTTTGCGGACACACCCTTCATGTTATCAAAGTCTGCGGATAATGCAGCATTAAATAGAATCTTGGAAGTCTCTTCGAAAGAAGACTTAGCAAGAACACCATTCTCACCCTTATTCATTCCGAACCGGTTAGCTTCCATAATGCGTCCCAGATAGGTCATCGTATCGACAAGCGTAATCATGTGATGGT